TGGACGTTGGATACCGCGAGGGTCCTGCACAACTGCTTGTACAGAATCATCGTTGATGAGACGCCATTCAGTGCCGTGAATTTTCATCCGCGTACCGGTGTTAGGGCGCACCAAAATAAAGTCTCCAACCTTGCAGGACGGGCCTGACGGAAAACGGGTTTTGTCTGCAAAAGCATCCGGCCCCATTTTGGCCACGAACAACACGGGGGAGAGCAGCTCCTCGTATTGCATGGTTTGGTTGGCTTTAAGTAGCCCGCCTTCGTACTCTTCCTTGGCTTCTGGGAGCATGCACAGAAGGTGGTAAGTCACAGGATCAGGAACTTGTCTGGCTTTATCCTCAACGGGTTTGTTAAGGAGGCCAGACAGATCCACTGCCTGAACATCAAAGTTAGTCATCGTCATTGTCTTTCAGTTTACGCACGAGGTCAGCAATTTCAAACTGTGCGGTCTGCAGACCTCGGATAATTCCGCACAGCTCTCGGTATTCGGCATAGTCAGTGACTCTGCCTCCTACCAAAGCTTCGATGTGACTTATTTTTTGATCTTCCAGCCGCTGCTTAAGAAGGTCGAGTACTTGGTGTTCCATCATTCTCCTTTACGGCCCGACGGTTTCGCAGTCGGTTGTTGACGTTGTTGTGCAGCGCGAATCTGTGCAATCTCGGCGTCGTGGGCCAGTTTGAGCTGGTGTGCACGGTCTTGTTGCGACAGTCCTTGCGCGTGTTGCTGGGCTTCTTGTTGCTGGCGCTGAGCCTGCATGGCCATTTCTTGTTGGTGACGCTGGGCCAGTTGCGCCATTTCTTGCTGGTGACGCTGCGCTTGCAAGGCAGGGTTTTCGCCTTGCTTTGCTGCCATGTCTTGTGCCTTGAGCTGCAGCTCTTGCGCTTTTAACTGCAAATCGCCTTGCACTTTTTGAGCCTTGGTCTGGGCTTCCTGCGCCTTGATCTGCAACTCTTGCTGCTGCATCTGGATGATCGGGTCTTGCTGTTGCTGCTGTGCTTGCTGCTGGGCGGCGTGGCCTTTGTTCATCGTGAGCAACTGCTGCGCAGCTTGGGCCACCAGTTTGGAGAGCTGCACCTCGACCTGCTCTGGCAACTCCACATCCGGTGCGGGCAGTGTTGCGCCAAGGCGTTCTTGGATTTTGCTGCGGTACTGGAACGCAATGTGCTCGGCTACGTGCGCCATGATGGCCGCTTGCATTGCCTGCGCTTGTGGGTTTTGTCCGATCTGTCCCATGACCATAGGGTCTTGCATCATGCTGGTATGCACAGCAATGTGCGCGTCGTGGTCTTGGTAAATAAACGCCTTGGTCGGCTTGCCCGTCAAGAACGACATGTTCTCGCTCACGGGGTCGCGTGGTTTTTGGTCGTCGTCGATCGGCACCAGTTTGTCTGCGTTTTTGATGCCCAGCACTTCGATCATCTGGCGGTGCAACTGGGGCAGGTCATAAATCTGAGGAGCCTGCTGGCTGAGTTGAATCACAGCCTGATACTGCATGATCCGCTGAGCCATCGTCGAGCTGTTGGGGTCGGACACGGGGATCACGTCCACCATGTCGTAGTCTGCCTGCTTGGCTTGTCGATCACCTGCCACCGGCTGATATGCGTAGTCCTTGGGAGCGTGGTCACGGATGATGGCCTTGAGCAGTTTGAACTCCTGCTTCATGCTGTAGTGCACCCGGGCCTGCACAGCCGACATCGTTTTGAGCTGGCGCTCAAGCAGCGCAAGCGTTGTACCCACTGGCGCGTTCGCGCTCATGTCGCTCACGTTCATGTCTGCGATTGAGCCCAGACGGCGTGCCTCGTTCGTGATGTTGTCCAGCAGACCGGCCAGCACTTGGCTCGGCTCCTTGTACGGCAGGGGCATGATGTTGTCACGCACCGCACCGCTTGGGATGTCCACATCGCGCCACTCACCGGGAGCAATCGGCGTGTCGTCGCCCTTGATCCGCAGGCCTCGGGCTTTCAAACCGCCGGGCAAGTTAGACAGTGTGCCCGCATCCACCAGTTGGCGGATGATGGACGTGCCTGCACGGGCGTAGCCGCCGATCAGGTGGATAAAGCCAATGCCGTATGCGCCAAAGCCGGTGATGTAGTCGTACTGAACAAAGTGGTCGCGCTTTTGGCACGTCTTATCGTCTTCGCTCCAGTTGCGGTAGATCGACAGCACTTTGTTTGTGCCTTTGTCAATCGTGATGATATAGGGCATGGCCAAGCCATCTTTGTCCTCAAACCCGGGCAAGTCGTACTCGACACAGGTCTCAAACAATTGGAAACGGTTGTCCTCGGTCAGCGTGTAGCCCTGATCTTCGGCTTTTTGCTTCTCGATGTCTGAGAAAAACGACTGGGGTTCACCCAAGTCCACGTCACGGTAAAACCCGTTGACCTGCAGCCGCTTGATGTCGTTCTCCGTCTTGCGCATAGTATGCGTAGCACGCTCGGCGTTCTCCACCCCAGAGCAACCCCACGGCAAGATCACGTCTTCGGCAGGAATGAACATCGAGACCTGACGGTCTTTGGCCGGATCAAAATACACCTTCTTAAATGCACAGCCTGCCAGACCCAAGTTAAACAGCATGCGCTCGTGTTCCTTGCGGTACTCAGGCATCTGCTCTGTTAAACGCCAGTTCATATCCGCGCCAACGCGCTCGGCGGCTTCTTCTTTGAGTTTGTCGATTGCCCCAACAATCTCGGTCTTGACTGGGCCTGCAGCGGGGAAAGTCTCAATGATTGTTTCGCTTTGGAACCGGATGGCCGCTTCAGTCAGCAAGGTGCTGAACACGCCGCACGCGCCGTTCCACGGCTCGGTGCGCTCTTCGTACTTCATCCCCAGAACCTCAAGGCCCTTGACGTAAATGTCCACCCACTCCTTGCGGGAGTTAATGTCAGCCTCAATCAGATCGGTCAACTCGCCAGCAATTTTTGACAGCTCCGACTCATCCATGTGCTCCGCAAGGTTAGCGTCAAACGGCACACCGCCCTTGTCGTCATTGGGCATCAAGTCGATCTCCATGCCATCAATGCCTACCCGCACACCGTCTGGATTGTCGATCTCGATCTCAATCGCTGGCTCGTCACTGTCAGGCAAGTCCTCCAGTGCAGAGAGACCTAACGGTGCGCCGCCAATTGCGGGAGCCATGCTGTTTGTAGCCATTTTCAGTCCTTTAATAGTACGCCGCTTTGCGTCGGCGGCTGTACTGGTTGTCTTCGTAGTCACTGCTTAGGCGAATGAAACCGCCGTTGCGGTAGCGGGACATCGCCATTGATGTACAGTCCACCATGTCGTCGTGCTCCCCGTTGGGAAACTCCGCCACTTGGTCAATAACTTCCTGTGCCCATCGCCGACCCGCAGGATACCAGACCATACCCGATCTGAAAATATCTGCAACTGCAGAAATACGTGCGTATTTGTCGCCCGTGCCCCTGTGTGGGGTAAATTCAGACACTGGAATCCCAATGGAGCGCAATTCTTGGAACAATGGCGTGCCGCTGGACTTTTTCTCCACCACAAACGCATCAGGCTCCCATTCTTCGTACTCTTTAAGCGCCAAATCTTTCAATTCAGGGAACTCCACGCGCACATTGATCGCATTGAGCAGAATAATATGGGGTAAACCCTTAGTCAACCGGTCATGGCGGAACACACCCCATGTCAGGAGCGCCGTAAAGTCAGCGCGGTTGTTCATTTCAGCCGCCGCGTCCAGCACCATGATGATAAAGTCGCATTCTGGGGGGTCTTCCTCCTCCCACTCACGCCACCACTCCCGTTTAACGATTGCGCCTTCTTCGGAAGTGGGTTCCTGCATGTACTGCGCAACCCAAAACTGGGGAAACATGCTGGCGCGTTTGGCTTCCAGCTTATCCAGTGGCCATTGTTCTGGCCAAAGTGACTTGCCGCTGGGCAAAATGGCAGGAAATCGGATCTCATTCCACTGCGGAGCGTCTGGATTTGTCTCTGCCCACTGCAGCGCACGACCAATCGGGTCTTTTTTACCCCATCGAGTGCCGATCATGACGATCCTGCCCCCGGGCATAAGCCGCTGCAGTGGGCCCACTTGCATGTACTGCCATGCGTTCTCAAACACAGTGTCCGGATTTGCCACCAACGCCTGCTCAGACACCAAGTCATCCGCGATCAGCAGGTGAGCGCCGTGCCCGGCCACGTTTGCGCCGATACCAATCGCAAAATACTTGCCTCCCTCGGTGGTCGTCCAGTCGTCGGCAGCGCTTTTGTCCTTGGAGACCTGCGTTTTTGGGAATATCTTCTGGTATTTCGGCCCGTCGATCAAGTTACGTATCTTGCGTCCGAAGGTTGCCGACAGTGACGCGGTGTGCGTCACCATGATAATGTGGTGCGTTGGGTGGTGGCCCAGATACCAAGCCACAAAAAGATAAGCGATCGTCTCCGATTTACCAAACCGAGGCGGCATCGAGACCGTAAGCCGCCCGTCATCCTCCTTGACGATCTTGCTTAGGATGGGATGCAGGTGTCTGTGGTGCGGCCCTTCCTTCCAGTCCG